CGCCGGCCCCATCCCGCAACGCCCAGAAGCGGCTGCGGCCGTGCTTGGTGACGGTGAAGCCGTTCATGACAAGGGAATGAACCCGCCGTTGTGCTTGATGATCACCTGGTCATAGACCGCCTCGATGACGCTCTGCAGCGTGTCGCAGTACACGTCCCGGTCGCAGGCCAGAACCATCGAGCCGGCCACCCGGCCCCGATGCCCCTCGACCAGCCAGACCGTGTAGGTGTCGTTGGGCTCGTAGGCGACGATGAGCGTCCACCGGCGGCCCCGCTTGCCGTTGACCCGGCATTGAACGCCGACCTCGTAATCCACGAACCCCTGGCCGGCTTCGGACACCAGCCGGGAAGTTCGGCTGGATCGGTACTCACCGACCCTCTCGGCGCAGCGGTAGGTGAAGTGCTGCGCGCCGATGTAGGTGAAGGCTCCGTTTAACCCCAGGCCGCCCGCTTGCGCGAGGATCGCCTGGACCGTTTCCGGTAGAGATGCAAGTTGCATACAGCGAACCTCTTAGAGGGCGCGCCGCTGAGGGGTCCAGTGGCGATCAGTCCTTCCGTTGCCACGCGCTCAGCCGCTCATCCAGCGTGTGCAACTGCTTGAGGACTTCATCTTCCTCCTCCTTCAACCGCTCCTCGATCACGGGCACCGGCTGGCCCTCGAGGGACGGAGCCACCCGATGGAGCCGGGTCAGGACCTTTCGGATGGCCGATCCCAACTCGGCGCCCAGGTGGGTGACTTCCTCGGCCGGGATCAACTCCCGCTTCAACTGGCCCAGCTCGACCTTCAGCTTGGCGTTCTGCAGGACCACGTGCTGGGCACGTTCCTGGTCGTAGTTGACCCGGGACCGTTCGGGCGAGGCGAAGAGCCAGCGCAGGAAGGGCGCCAGGTACACCCGGCTACCGCGGAAGCCCGAACAACCCTGGCGCTTGGCGTACTTGAGGGTGCCCAACGGGATGCCAGTGGCCGCGGCGCAGGCGCCCAGGCTGTCGTAGGCATCCTGCATGATCCGGGACCCCTCCCGCTCGCGGTAGTACCGGAGCAGGCCCTGGATCGTGGGCACCAGTTGGTAGGCGCCCTCGACCGCCCGCGGGAACCACCCCTCCGCGGCCAACTCGCGCAACCGCCGGTCGGTGAGACCAGACAAACGGGCGAGCTGGGCGATGGCGATGGCGCCGGTGTCGGCCATGACTACCGCTCCGGCGCGGTCAGGATCCAGCCGACGAACTCACCGACCTGGAAAAAGGTCCGCGCCGTCTCGGGCATCATCCCGGGGTCGAGCGGGCGCTGGTAGCCGGCCAGGGACAGTTCCTTGCGCAGGATGTCCTCGGGCCGGGCACCCACGGCGAGCTTCTGCTGAAGGGTGAGCCGGCTGAACGCGGTGCCCACATAGCCGGGCGGCATCTGGACCTTGTCCACCACCAGCAACGCGCCGCCGGGCTTGGTCAGGGAATCGAGTCGGCGCAGGAACGCCGCCCGCGTGTCCACGGGCAGGAACATCAGGACCAGGAAGCAGACGGCGAAGTCAAAGGGCTGGTAGTCGACCGTCACCGCGTCGGCCACGACCAGTTCCGGCGGGCCGTCGTACCGCTCGGCCATCTCCCGGCTCTCCTCGATGGCCGTGAACCGGGCCTGACGTTGGTCGAGGGTTTCCTGCAACGCCCGGCCGATGTTCCCCGTTGAGGCCCCGATGTCGTACACCCTCCCGCCGCGCGGAATGTAGTGCCGACCGAAGTGGGCGACGGCATTGGTGGCCAGGTCGTACCAGGGCAGCTCGGTTCGGACATGCCGGTCAAAGTGGCGCACCACCGACCGGCTGCGGAAGGTCCAGTGCTTGGGGATCTCAAGTGAGGATTTCATCGCGGATCGTTTGGGCCACCGCTCGCATCATCAGCGGGGGCACCGCCCGGCCCAGGCGTTCCCATTGCTGCGAGTAGGTGCCGGTCAGCACGAAGTCATCCGGGAAGGCGCAGATGCGCTTCAACTCGGCAATCGTGAGCTTCCGTTTCTCGGTCGGGTGCGTGACGCTCGCCACCCCCGGATGCCCGTGTGACGCGCAGATGGTCGGGCACGGCTGATCCGGGTGCGGCCGCACCAGGTTGAAGTATTTCCCCGACGCCTCGCCCGGCCGGAGCTTGTCCCACTCCTTGCCGATCGCGAACCGCGTCATGTCCACCTCGAACTGGTTGGGTTTGGTCCCCAGGATGGTCGGGCAGGGCTGGTCCAGGTCATAGGCCCGACCCTTCTCGGCGAACGCCGCCCCCGTCCCGCCGGTCAATCGGACCTTGAACTGACCCTGGCCCATGACCGTGATCGCCGGACACGGCCGGTCGGTGACGTCCCCCGCCGAAGGGAACTGCCCCTTGGTGTCATGGATGACCGCCTCGACCAACTCGAGGCCCTGGTGGCTGGTGGCCGGGTTGTAGGACATGCCCGCGCTCACCGTCGGGCTGGGCGCATTCGATGCCTTCCACGCCGGGCCGTACTTGCCGCGCACGATCCACGGTAACGCCTCGCGCAGGCTGTACCAGTACGGCAAGGGCTTCGGGAACACCGGGTCCTTGCCCAGGTCCTCACGCACCCCGATGAAGATGGTCCGTTGCCGTGCCTGGGGGACCCCGAGCCATTGCGCGTCGAGGACCTTCACGCCGACGCGGTAGCCGCACGCCTTGAGCCGGGCCAGGATCTCGAGGAAGTACCCCTTGGCGACGCCCTTCACCAGGCCGCTGACGTTCTCGGCGACGAACACCTTGGGCTTCAATCCCTCGATGAGCCGGATGTACTCGAAGAACAGATCATCCACCCGCTGAACCGTGTCACTGTAGGGCTTCGCCTTTCCCCAGTGCTTCTCCCGCTTGCCCGCCGTCGAGAACGAAGCACAGGGCGGCGACCCCTCGACCACATCCACATCCCCCACCTTCAGCCCGGTGGCGGCGAGGATCTCCGCGGGCTGGACCTTCCGAATGTCCCGGGTGTCCAGCGGCGTGGTCGGGTGGTTGGCCCGGTACACCTCGGCCGCCGCCGGAATGAACTCACTGGCCCACACCACCCGGCAACCGGCCATCCGGTAGCCCAGGCACGAGCCGCCGCACCCGCTGAACGTGGACACCACGCGCAGGCCGTTGTCCGGGACCGCCGCGATCTCGGCCATGCTCGGAACGCGATAGGGTGGCTTCTCAGTCTTCACGGCACAGGTTCAGGATCGCGCGGGCCACGCCGGACGCCCCGCACCAGCGTTGCTCGTACCGCCCTTGGATGAGGGCCTCCCGCGCCGGGTCGAAGGTCGGCAGGCCCGCCTGGACCTTCAATGCCTGGGCCTGGTGGGAGAGGCACACCCGGCAGACCAGCAACCCGGCCAGGGCGTCGTCCAGGCCGTCAATGGCCCGGCGCAGGGTTTGGAGGTCGGACGCGCTCACGACGGTTTGCCCGACCACCGGAACTGGCATTTGGGGCACTGGTACTCGGTAGGCAGGTCCTCATCCACTTCGGGGAAGTCCTCCGGCGCCGTGGGCTCGGGCGTCCCGGCCAGCAGACCGGCCAAGGCATCGGCGTCGAACCCGGCCAGGTCCATCTCGAAGTCCGCCGCCTTCAACTCGCCCAGGACTTCCTTCAACGCCGCGCCGTCGACTTCCGCCAGTTCCGCCAGCCGGTTGTCGGCGACCAAGTGTGCCCACTCGTCGGCGTCGGTCGTGAAGTCCTGGAAGTCCACGGGCACCGCCGCCAGCCCGAGGACCTTCGCGGCCTCGTACCGGCCGTGCCCGGACACGATGAAGCCCGAGCGCTTCGACACCACGACCGGGGACCGCCACCCCTGGTGGGCGATCACCTTGGCCAGGAGCCGGACCTGGACTTCGGGATGTTGGTTGGGATTGCGCGGGTTGGGCACGAGCTTTTCCAGCGGGACCAGCTCGTCGAAGGCGCAATTGACGGCCGGCCCGGAGGCCTCCGGCGGACTTGCTGCGCGTTTCTTTGGTTTTCGGTCGTTCATACGTGCATTCAGGGCTGGCGCCGAACCTGCCACCCTCCGGGGGTCCAAAGGAGACTTCCTACCCCCACCGGGGCCGGGCCGAGCCTGGCGGTCGCGGCGGTTCTCGGCCGGTTCTCGTGCGTCCTCAGCCCGGGGCCAGGATGACCGTCCTGCCCGCCGGCCGTGGCCGCTTCTCGCCGGCGCAAGCGCCGCTCGCCGGATGTCAGCTTCACATTCACTCTCTACCTACAGGGTGGAACGGTAGCCTGTGACTTCGCTTGGCGGTTCCGGACCGTCGGTTTCCTCGGCCTGGTCGTGCCAGTTCCAGGCGTGGTTCTGACCGCGATTGCGCAGCCCGAGCAGGCGGCTGTAGTGGCCGGTGTGATGGGCCAGATGGCAGTGGTTGACGCCGCAGCGTCGGGCCAGTTCCCGCATGGACGGGGTTCCCTCGAAGTAGGCGGGGTTGACCACCCAGGCCAGGGCGATGACGCGCAGGCCGATGGACTCGGGCTGAATGTGGCGGGTGGTCGGCGGGACGAGCAATTGCAGCAGGCGGACGACGACCTGCTGAAGCCGGTGGTCCACTTTGCCCTCACGCACGTCCTCACCCAGGCGCTGGTAGAGCGCTTCCCAGTCGAACTCGTAGCGCGGGCCGTCCACGGAGCTGCGGCCTTCGGCCATGCGGGTTTCATCGAAGTCGTGTTTCACGTCGTGGTCTCCTGGGGTTGGGGTTGGAAATCGGCTGGGGTGAGGACCTGGATGCGGGGCTGCCAGATCAGGAGCTTGCCCCCGCGCTGGGCTTTGACTTTGCGCCAGGCCCAGAGCTCGAGCGCGGTGCCGGGCGTCCGCAGCCAGTCCAGGCATTCCTGCGCCCGTTCTTCGGTGAGCTTGCGGAGGTGGCCGGCGAAGTCCTGGCCGGTGGTCTGGACGCCGAGGACGCCGCGCTGGGGATCGAGGGCGAGCACGTCGATGATGCCAAAGAGGTCCTGGCGGATACCGTGGGGACCGCCGTAGGGGTTCCACTTCTCGACGATGGCGCAGACCAGGCCCTGTTCGCGGAGAGCGCGCAAGGTGCGCTGGGTGGGGGAGAGGGTTTTCATGGCAGCGGGCGGGAATCGGGCGCGGAGAACGTCGCTAGGTGGCGGAAGGAAGACGGAAGTCGGAAAACCCCGGGTCCCCCCTTTAGGGGGACCGGGTTTCCGCCACCTGGCGACAATTGAAAGTCGGATTTAAGGTCGGCGTTATAGGTTAACCATTTCATGGGCAATAGGTTGGGCGTAGAAAGTCGGATTCAAACAGGGGTTTCCGACTCCGACTTCCAGGACTGGGTTGAAGGACGGGCTGCAGCCTGCTCCCGACCCTTCTCGGTAAGGCCATAGACCTTGCCCGAAGCCGTGTGGCGGAACCGGACCAGGTTCTCGCGTTCAGCGTGGCGGATGGCGTCCTTGACCGTGGTCTTGCCGCATCCCTTGAGTCGGGCGCAGACGGCCTCGATGTAGAAGGTCTGGTTGCGTCCCTCCTGACTCTGGATGCAGTGAAGCAGGTCGGTCATGTCGAACTTCCGCGGGCGACCTGACCGGGTTGTGTCCTCCCATTCCCCGACTTCCTCATCCGAGGGTTCCCGCCAGAAGATCACCTTCGGGTCCCGGGACCAGGCGATGTGCTTGCGGGTGGTCGGCAGGCCGGCTTCGTCCTTCCACCCGAGCCGACGCCCCCGCTTGGCGGCGCGCAGCTCGTAGATCTCCTCCGAGCCGATCGAGCGGATGACGATGACCGCCCGCGCCCAGTTCGCCCATTCGGCCGACCCGCCGCCCAGGTAGGCGAAGTCCCCGGCCTGCCACTGGGGCTTCTGGTTCCCAGACGGCGGCTTGTTGCCGTGGTGGACGACGACCGCCGCGCAGCGAAACTCGGTCAGGAGCGGATTGAGCAAGTTGCGCAGGAACCCGCCCACGTCCTTTTGGCTGTTGGATTCCCCGCCCAGGTAGGCCAGGGCCGGGTCAATCCAGAGCAGGTCGGGCCGGTGCCGCTCGACCAGCGGGCGGAGCGTGTGCTGGACGAACTCCGCCGCCGTGCGGGCGTTCTCGCGCACGACGTGGATGCGGCCGCGCAGGGAGGCCCGCTCTTCTTCGGTAAGCTCGAGCCCGCGGATGACCCCGTCGCGGAACTCGGCGATGTCCACCGAGTCATTCTCGGCCTGGACCAGGAGGCTGGTCAGGGGGCGGGAGGGCGTGATGCCGAAGCAGGACCGGCCCAGCGCCCAGCACACCAGGGCCTGCATGTTGAAGCTCGACTTGCCCGCGCCGGTCTGGCCGCACATGAGCAGTCCGCCGCCCTTGCAGAGAAAGCGGTCCTTGAGCAGTTCGTCGGGGTCGGCGCCCTCGGGCCGGATGATGTCCAGCAGGTCCACCGAGGGCGGGGCATCCGGGGCGCCGGCCGCGGCCTGCTCCACCAGCTCGGGCTCGCGGCCTTCGAGCAGCTTGGGCAGGAGCAGGCTTAAGGGAGAGGGGGCGCTCATGGTGCGAGATAGACGACCCGCTGCCGGACAGAGGGAACGCCCTCGACCCGGCGCAGGCCCCCGGGCATGCGCAGCCAGCCACAGAGATCCCAGCGGGTGGGATCACAACCCAGGAGGCAGCCGGTGGCGAAGAGTCGGGCCTGGTCACGGAGGCCGAACTGATCGACGCGGAACCAGCCATGCAGGCTCTTGCCGCCGGAATCCACCACCAGGATCAGGGGGGCGAGCTGGGCCATGCGCGAGAGCAGGACGGCCTGAATGGGCTTAGTGAGCGTGGGGCCGTCGAACTCGAGGACCAGGTAACGCCGCGGGCCGGTGTTGTTCTGGCAACGGGGCGAGAGGCGGCCGCGGTAGTTGAGGGCCGAGCGGCCGCGCATCGGGTTGGGGACGATGAACTGCATGAACTCGGCGTCCGCGAGCGTGGCGGGCAGCGGCCGGATGATGGCACTGCTGGCATCGGGGCCGACGCAGACCAGTTCCTCGGGGTAGAAGAGGCAGGGAAGGATGTCGCGCGCGGTGTAGCCCGTGTCCGTGCCGGGATCGAACAGGGGCGGGGTGTCGCAGAGCACCCGCTCGATGAGGGCCAGCGACACGGGGGGCCACTCGAGGGAACGGGAGGGCGTAACCGCACGGGGGGTGCCGTCACCCGCGTAAGCGAAGTCCACGGCATCTTCGATCTCGGCGTCGGGGACGGCGCGGTGCGTCACCCCCGCATCGCAACAGCGGCGTAGGAAGTCGAAGCAGGCGTCGGCGTTTAGGACATGGCGCAGGGCACAGGCGACCCGGGCGAGCCAGCGGTGGGTCTGGCCGGGGGGCGGCATGGTGCGCAGGAGCTCAACGGTGTGGTTCGAGAAGGGGTAGAGTTCGGCCATAGCGGGGGGGATCACTTGACGTAGCGTTCGACCAGCTTCCCGTCCGCTCGAAGCGGCAGGTGGGACGCCCAGGCGGGAGGCACTTCCATCAGGGCGAGGATGCGTCTCAGGTCAGCCTCGGCGTTTTCTCGGGCCACCTCGAAGACCAGTTCGTCGTGAACGCTCAGGACCGGGACGTACCCGGCCTGGGCGCAGCGCAACCAGGCGGCGGCGAGCACGTCCCGGGCGGTGGCCTGGGTCCAGTTCTCGGCGAGCAGACCGCCATAGACCCGGACCCGCTCGCCGGCGACCGTGGCCGTGATGCCCTCCGGGTCCGTCGCCACGTCCCGGTAGATCAGGTACCGCTTCGAGGCCGGGTCCTGCTGGGTGCAGGGCAGCGGTAGGCGGTAGTGCCGGCCGTCACAGGAAGCGCAGGCGTCCTGGAGTCGGCGCCAGAGCTCAACGATCTTCGGGTTGGACTGGCGGAACTCGAGGACGATCTGCTCGGACTCGAACTCGCTCAGTTCGAGCCCGGCCATGACCTTGGCCACCTCGATGAACTTGCGCCAACCGCAGGAAAAGCCCAGGCCCAGGACACGGGCCTTGGCCAGTTGCCGCAGGTTGGACCCGGTCCGTTCGCACCATGCCTTGAGCGGCTCGGGTTCGGCGTAGCCCATCGTCGCCCGGGCGTGGATCTCGTAGGCATCGGCCGCGGGGTTGGCGCGGAACATCCCCAGGGCGTCGGTGTCTCCGGCCAGGTAGAGCAGGACCCGGCTCTCGATCTGGCTGTAATCCGCGACGGCCAGGACGTGACCGGGCGGGGCGACGATGGCCCGGCGCAGGTCCACGCCCTCGGCGGCGCTGCGGTTGAGGTTCTGCAGGTTCAGCCCGCCGCCGCCGGACCACCGGCCGGTGCTGGCGCCGAAGTAGCGGAGTTCGTACGCCATGCGGCCGGAGACCATGCGGCGAGCTTCCATCGAGGCGAGGACCTTGGCGGTGCGGTTGGCCGAGCGGATCCGCTGCATGTGCCGGACCCAGGTGGCGGCCTGGCTGTCGGCGTGGGCTTCGAGCCAGCGCAGGAACCCGGGGTCGGCGTTCGAGGTCGAGGGCGGGGCCGGGACGCCGAGGCGATCACAGGCCGCTTCGAACTGCTTGAGCGACCCGGCCGGCTGCCAGGGCAAGGCGGCGGCCAGGTCACGGACCAGGGCCTCGAGGTCCCGGCGACGGGCGCGGATGTAGTCCCAGTCCATGGCCAGGCCGTGGCGACCCATGTCGGCGGTCAGTTCAAAGAGCTGGCGTTCGGGTGGGGGCCAGGCGGGCCCCAGCTTCTGCCAGAGGGCGAGCGTGGCCTCGGCGTCGGTGGCGGCGTACCGCAGCAGGTTCGGGTCGAAAAGGGTGCCTGACCGGCCCCGGGCCCGGGCGCGGACCGACTTGTCGAGCGTGACGCCGAAGACGGCCGAGACGGCACCGGCCAGGTCCCGGGGGAGTTGGAGGTAGGCGCAGAGCGCGGCCGAGCAGAACCACTCCCGGGGCGTGGCCGTTTCGGCGGGCATCTGGCCCCGGGCGTGGAGTTGCTCGAACACGGCCAGGTCGAAGTCCCGGTGATGGGAGACCCAGTCCCGGCCGGCGAGGGTGTCCCAGGGAAACTGGGCGGGGGGACAGACGCAGGTCCGCGTGCCGTCGGTGACCGCGACCAGGTAGGCCTCGAACCGGGGGTCGTGGCAGTAGGCCCAGGTCCCGAGCTCGGCCACCGAGTAGGTCGCGGTGTAGAAGGTCTCGAAATCGACGCCGACGACCGCGCCGGCGCACTTGGCCTCCGCGACGTACTTGCCGCTGACTTCGAGATTCTGCCCGGCTTGGTCGCGGGATTCGGCCCCGCGGTTCGGTGGTGGAATTAATTCCCCCGCCGAAGCCTTGGCGTAGGTAGACGCCCACTCCTGGGGCGTGACGATGGGGAGTTCGCGGATCATGCCGCAAGGCCTCGTTGATAGGGCCGGCGACGCCAGAGAGGGCAGGCCGTGGCGGTGCATTCGCGGACGGCGGCCACGTCCAGGCCCACGCATTCCAGGCAGAACGCCTTGATGCAAAGGCGCATGCTCGCTTTGCCGGCATAGACCCGCTCGAAGATGCCTGACTTGGAAGGCGCCTCCTTGGCGACAACCGCGAGCCGTCTCGCCTGTGCGGGGGTCCATTGGTGATCGCCGGCTGCGTCTTTTGATCCAAGGCGGCGTTTTGACTGGGCGGGGGGTGTCGGGATAGCGGACATGACATGTCGGCGGTTCTGGGGTGTCGGAAGCGGGCGATTTCGCGGGGTCAGGCGGCGACCATGCGTGGGTCGTAGCCTTTGAGGTAACGCCAGAGGGCGGCGACGAGCTTGAACGCCTCCCAGTCCTGGGCCAGGGCCTTGTGCTTGACCACCTCGTGGCGCCCGGGTTCGGTGGTCGAGATGAACACGTTGGCGGCCAGGATCCGGCCAATGTTCACCTCGCCCCAGTACGTGGCGGCATAGGCGGCCAGTTGCAGGGCCTGGTTGTCGTAGGCCAGGACCGGCTCACCGGGCCGGGTGACGCGGGTCTTGTAGTCCAGGATGCCCATGCCCGCGCGGCCGAAGCGGAAGAGGACGTCGGTGGTGCCGGCGAAGCCGTGGGCGCGGTTGACCACGCGCAGCTCGCGCTCGACGATCTCGATGCCGGT